TATCTTCTTAAGTGGTGGTTTGATAGGTATTACAATCTCGGAGACCTCGTTAAAAACTTCGAAAAGAACAAAAAGAAACCAGTAGTATCTATCTTTGCTTCTGGCACTCACGTGGATGTTACTAACCGCACAGGTCAAAATGACGACTTTGCAAAAGTTGTACCAGCTATTATTAAGTCGCGTAAAGACTTCAAGTATCAATTCTACGGCTGCTACCCCTTACCTTTAAAACCGTTTATTGATAGAGGAGAAATTATCTTTAAAGAATGGACACCTCTTCCTGAGTTTCCTGGAGCTATGGCAGAATCTGGTACTCAATTGACTTTCGCTGCTCTACAAGACAATAATTTCAACCGAGCTAAGAGTAATATTAAGTTACTCGAAGCTGCCGCACTAGGTATTCCTTGTGTGTGCCCAGACATGTGCACATACAAGGATGCCTTCTTAAAATACAATACTGCAGATGAGTTTATTGATTGTATCAAAACTGCTACTAAGAATCAGTCTGTTTATGCTGATCTTTGTAAGAAGTCTAGAGCATATGCCGATAACTTCTGGTTGGAAGATGAAAAGAACCTTATGAAGCATCATGAGGCCTATTTTACCCCTTACGGATCCCCAGACCGGAAATATTTGCTTGAGACTAATCCAAAGTCATAATACAATAGGTCTTAGTGTATAGGAACGCATCATATAACCCACGAGAGGGTACTGTCTATCTAAGAACCTGGACTGAGGACGGACATCGGATTGATACCGAAGTTCCCTTCACGCCTTATCTCTTTACAGAACATAAAGACTCAAAAGATGCAGTATCTATTTTTAAGTCTCCTCTTAAGAAGCATTACTTTAAAAATACGTTTGAACGTACCAAGTTTGTACAAGAAACTAAAAATCCAAGATTGTTTGGTAACTTATCTGTTGATCAGCAATTCTTAGTTGATCGGTTTAAAGAAGAGGTTCATAAACCGGAGTTCAGTCAGTTTCCGCTCAAAGTCTTTTTTATTGATATTGAAACGTACTCCCCTGGTGCGTTTCCTATCCCAAAATATGCTAAGGACCCGGTCAATCTTATAACCGTACTTGATACACTTAGCGGTAAAATTCACACTTGGGGCTTAAGAGAAGACTACAAACCTAAGCTCGATAATGTTACATATTACTGTTGTAAAACAGAAGGTGAATTGTTTGAGAGGTTTGTTAATTTTTGGAAGAAAGATCCACCTGACATTCTAACAGGCTGGAATACTGAACAGTTCGACATTCCCTATATTATTAACCGTGCCAAGAACCTCCTTGGAGAAGACTTCATTAAACAGCTCTCCCCTGTCGGTCAGGTACATTACAGAGAAAACTTTGCTAAGTTTGGCAAAGAGATGGGTAGGTGGTATATTTCCGGTATCAGCTGCTTAGACTACATGGAAATCTATAAGACTTACTCCAAAGGTGATAGAGAGTCCTTTTCGTTAAACTACATCTGTGAGTATGAATTAGGTGAAGGTAAACTAGCTATTAACGCTACTAACCTTTCTTCTTTATCTGAAACTGATTGGGAAAACTTTGTAGACTACAATATTCAAGACGTCGATCTACTTCGCAAACTTGAAGAAAAGCTTAACTACCTAAAAATTATTCGTTTGTTGTCTTACAAAGGCTGTACAAACTTTGAAAGAGCCTTAGGAAAAGTTTCAATCGTAACTGGAGCTATGACACTCCAGGCACAAAAACAAGGGTATGTTATTCCTACCTTTAAGAATGAAACGGATCGGGAGTCCCTTGAAGGTGGTTATGTACGGGACCCTGAAAGAGGTCTTAAAGAGGCTATTGTATCCTTTGACGTTAACTCCCTATACCCGAACACTATTATCACTCTTAATATCGGTTCTGAAACTAAGTTAGGTAAAATAGTTACAGGAGACCCTGAATACGATAAAGAGGTAGAAATTAAACTTGAATCTGGTGGTATGTTTAAAGTAACTACCGCTAAACTTAAAAAGTTCTTAACTGACGAAAACGTAGCTCTATCAAAAGCTGGTGTCTTATATTCCCAAAAGTTTAAAGGTGTCTGTCCTAATCTGATTAATAGCATCTATGATGAACGGGTTTATGCACGTAACGAAATGCTTAAACTGAAAAAGACAAAGCAAAAAGATAAAGATACTATTGGGAAGATTCAGTACTTTGATACTCTACAATATACGCTAAAGATTCTACTTAACTCCATCTACGGTACGTTTGCTAACAAGCATTCAGCCTTTATGGACATTGATAACGCCTCGTCTATTACTCTAACTGGTCAGGCTGTTGCTAAAGCAGGTGGTGCTATTATCGATGCTTGGGCTAAGGAAAAGTTTGGTGTTACAGAGTCTCTTATTTTAGCTGGAGATACTGACTCTCTGTATACAACAATTCAGCCAATTCTAGATAAGCTTAAACTCCCACTTGTTAAAGACGGTAATGTAACTGCAGAAGCTCATAAGATTGTTGATGCAATGGAAAAGCATCTCAATATTGAAATTATTAATTGGGCTAAATCTGATCTTAATTCTGCTGATCCTCGATTTGTCTTTAAACGAGAAGCAATCGCTGATGTAGGTTCATTCTTAATGAAGAAGCGTTATATTCTTCATATTTTGGATGAAGAGGGTGTTCCTACTAGTAAATTTAAATATGTAGGTGTTGAACTGGCTCGCTCAACAACCCCTAAGGAAGTAAAGGCCTTGATTAAGAAAACTATTGATACAGCCTTCTTAACTAAAGACGTCAAAAAGACTAATGAGATATTTCGAGAAGCTTACGATCACTTTAAGACTCTAGATATATCGGAAGCAGCTTTCCGTAAAGCGGCTAAAGAACTTGAGAAATACTCTGCAGATGCTTCATTACACAAATTTAACAAAGGCACACCTTGTCATGTTAAGGCAGCTCTAGCTTACAATTTTCTTCTTGAGAAGATGAATATACAGAAGAAGTATGAAAAAATTACTTCTGGGCAGAAAATTAAATTCTTTTACGCAATGAAAAACCCTTACGGTCTTGATGCTGTTGGATTTAGTAGTGAGTATCCAAAAGAGTTTCACGAGATTAAGATCGACTACGACAAGATGTTTGGTAAGATTGTTGTGCCGCCTATCGAAGCTGTATATGATGCAATTGGATGGAGAATACCTCGTATTGGTAAAGAAGTTCAAACAGATTTATTTGATTTATTTGGAGACTGAAGATCAGTAAAATAAAGAGTATCTCCGGGTCTAAATTGTAGTTTTTTCTTTTTGTTAGTGTTTTTTTGATATGTAAAATGTTTTTTAATTTTTAAAATATCTATAATACTGGCTGTGAAACCGTCTTTAACAGCATCGACCTTACCACTATATTTCCATTCTCGACCATCAGAACATTTCAACTTAAAAGGCCGTTTATTAAATTCACTTTTTAAAAAATGATGATTACCTTCTTGTATTCTTTTTAGAGCGTTCTTTTTAGCAAATTTAGATGTAAAATTATGCTTACCTTCTTTTACTCTTCTTAAGTTCACCTCTCTTTGTATTTTTCCACCTAAAAAGTGATGTGTACCGTTTTTAATTCGTTCAATCTGTATTTCCTTATCAAACCCTCCGCCCGCCATATTTGTTTTATTGTAATATTTTGGATTTTTTTTAATATTAGGTCGTCTATCTAACCATTTTTGCTCCAGCTGTAAAGTATATAATCTATTATTTTCAATAACATTATATTCAAGAACCCGAAACTTCATTGTTTCAGGTCTATGTTTAAAAATATTCCGAACATGTATACCCCCTGTTGATGTTTTGTAACCATCTTTTAAACTACCATGATGAGACCCAATAATAAATTTTTTGTACTTTGTATCATACCATATATACACATATCCGAAATAGTTCATATAAGTATTTATTCTCTGGTTCATCTTTTTATAGTTAAAAGTGGATTTTTGTTTTAGTACATATATTATTTTAGTTATGCTCATTTCACATGAAACGCCTGTGTCATTGTTACCATATTCCTGGGGATATAACGATTACTGCTATTGCTTGGTTCACCTCCTTCCTGAGAATCAAAAGTATAAAGACTTTTACTTTAAGTCTGTAGAATATGGTCGTAGAGTTCTTTTAGATAATTCTATCTTTGAACTTGGTACATCTTTCGATCCCGATCAATTTGCTTATTGGGTCAAAGAGCTTAAACCTTTTGAGTATGTCATTCCTGATGTCTTAGAAGATACTGCAGGCACTTGCATGTCGATGGATAATTTCTTATCAAAGTATTCTGATCTACCTGGTCGTAAGATCGGGGTTGTTCAGGGTAAGACATATCAAGACATTATTGACTGTTACCGTTTTGTAGCACCTAAAGTTGATAAAGTAGCTATCTCATTTGACTACTCCTATTATCTTGAGAACTGTGATTGGTCTTTGATTAACGTTCCTGCATTTGTAAAGAAGCAAGAAGATAATAAATGGCTCAAGTATGCGGTTGGTAGAGTTAAACTACTCGATGACCTCTATGACGATGACGTTCTTGATGTTAACAAACCACATCATCTTTTAGGTGCATCATTACCTTGGGAGTTTGCACTCTACAGTGAAAATTTCTTATCAGAATATATTGAAACGATTGATACTTCAAATCCAATTGTCGCGGGTATTCTTGGAAAGAAATATGAACCTGAATATGGCTTGTCAGAGAAATGGTCAGTAAAGCTTGTCGATTTTATTGACGCAGAATTAACTGAACAGCAAGTAAACGATTCGTTCTGGAATATTACACAGTTTAGAAAACTATGTCGGTAAATAGACCAGTTTGGACAGTTTTATTTTCTCAGACTGGAAGTGAAATATATAATATTTCTAAGAAGTTAAACCGAGCTCCAGATATTATTGTAACAAATAAACCGAAAGATAAGATTTTAGAAATTAATCCGAATCTATACGATGAGTATCTTAATAGGTTTGTTTGGTTACCTAAAAAACCAACTATAGAAGAATATAAAAAAGTTATACCTCAAGGCGCTTTAGTTACTCTTCACGGGTGGCTTAGAATTATACCACCTGAAGTTTGTGATATGTATGAGATTTACAACTTACATCCTGCACCAATTCATCTCGAAGGCTACGAAAAATACAAAGGTAAAGATCCCCAAGTCAGAATTTTTGAAGATAAATCAAAGTATTCTGGCAACGTGATTCACAAATGTATTGCAGAATTGGATGCTGGAGAAATATTAGCTAAAAACCAGTTTGATGTCTCAGGTTTTGATCTTGATATGGTTTTTAAATTAACACATGCAAAAGCTACTGAACTTTGGAGTAGCTTTTTACAAAATAGAGTTTAATATAGACAACTATGAGAGTAAGCTTTTCGGGAGCACAGTCGACAGGAAAAACAACACTTTTAAATAAGTGTAAAGAGGTATATAAAGATTATAAATTTGTTGATGAGGTTACTCGTTACGTTCGTAGAACGTATGATGTTAAGATTAATGAGATTGGTGGAACTGAAACACAACTTTATATTTTAGCTGAACATATAAAGAATCATCTTAAACCGGATGAAAATTTAATACTTGATCGTTGTATATTAGACGGTTATGTTTACACGAAATATCAAGTAGTTAATGGAAAAGTTTCAGAACAAGTCTTACATGCTTTTAATGGGGTGTTTGGTGTATTAATGGATAAGTTGGACTATATTTTTTATACAGATCCTTCTGACGTTAAACTAGTTGATGATGGTGAACGTTCTGTAGATTTTAAGTTTAGAGAAGATATAATTGATATGTTTGAAGATTTGATTACTTATAAGATGTCTCCTAAGAACAAAGATAAAGTTATCCGACTTAAGGGCACTGTTGATCAAAGAATGAAAACTATAGAAACATATTTAAAATAATGAGTACTACAAACCTAAATGATATTGCATCAAAATCTCTCGGTTCTTCAGCTTCATATGCTGTATACACTGACCGTTTTGATCCTTCACTTCTTAACCCGATGCCTAGAAAACTTGCCCGTAAAGGGTGGAGTATTGAAGGAGATGAATTTGTAGGTTATGATACTTGGCACTGTCACGAATCTACATTTATTCTTAATAACGGTGCACCGGTTGCTGGTACTTTAAAGTACACTTATTCTTCAGATTCTGAGTTTATGGTAGAATCAAAGTCCGCTAAGCTTTATCTTAACTCATTTGATATGTGTAAGATGGGTCAGTCAGTTGATACAGCTATCGAAAATTACGAACTACAAGTTAAGACTGATCTTGAAAATGCTTTAAAGACAGAGGTCGATGTAAAATTCTTTAAATCAGGAGATGACGAATCAGGCATTTTTCCTATGGCAGGCTATATAGATCTTCAGACCTTCTTAGGTAAAGACATCGAAACTTTAGAAATTACTGATTATAATGCTGAGCAAAATCACTTACAGTTTGAAAAAGCCAATTTTTCAGGTTTTGGTTATAGCGTTCAAAGCGGTAAAGCATTATATACAAATAAATTCTTTACAAACGCTTTAAGATCTCGTTGCCGTCATACAAAACAAAAAGATACTGGAGCTGCTTATATTTCTATCAATACTCTTGATTCAGTTCTTAAACCTGAATCTCTTTTTAAGCAGATTGTCTCTTTGAGAGAAGTTAATGAGTTTCACGAGTTCTGTGCTGAAAAGCTCTACACAGAAATTATGAAGTGCCCGGAAGTAGAATCTTGTTGTGTGACTCTACTTTACGCTCGTAGAGGTTCACTTGATATTAATCCTTGTCGTGCTACTTCTCACAATATGCTTCCACCAGCTCTCTATAATACAAAATATTACACTAAAAAAGCGATGGGTCAGTAGAACTTTAGAAACATCAAATATAAATTATAAACATTATGGCAAACACAGAAAATAAAATCGTAGTATTCTTCGACGCTGTCGGTAGAACAATTCTCGGCGAAAAATTAGAAGATAAAACAACAGATAAGGTTCTTTCAGTTAAGAACCCAGCCGTCGTTCATATCATGCCTAACCAGCAAACCGGTCAACTGCAGCTTCAAATTCTTCCTTTGTTTTTCAAAGAATTTTTGGCTGATAAAGATACTGGTACAGTTTGGAACTACAGCCGTGCAAATATTACCGAAGCTGTTGATGTTACTTTTGACTTCAAGCTTGAAGCTCAATACCGTCAAATCTTTGCAGCAGGTCCAGCACCAGCCCCTCAGCAGCCACAAGGTCAAGCGGAAGTAATTCGCTTGTTCGATGAATAGTTTTTTGACTTCAGGATATTTAAATAGTAAGTTGCATTCCCTAAAGGTTCCTACACAATAGAGGTATGGCAAAAAAAGACGATCCTCTTTCCGGGCTTAAAGATATCTTTAAAGCAGTAGACGACCTCAACCCTGATGCAGCAGTACTAGATTCATCAACATTGTCAACCGCTGACGATTGGATTGATACAGGCTCTTATGCCCTCAATGCAATTATCAGCGGTTCGATGTATAAAGGTATCCCGGTAGGCCGTATTACAGGCTTCTCCGGGCCTTCGATGGC